TAATAACGGATCAGAATCAAATTGTGATGTAATTCTTTTCTCTTCTTTCATAAATTCTTCAGTAAACTCAGCTATTAATATAGATTTTCTTGCCTCTACTTGATTTGTAAGCGCTTGAAGTTGAGCTTGTATCTGAGGATTTAGTGCTGCTTGCTGTTGCATCATTATCATTTGTTGTAATTGTTCTCTAAATTCTAATTGTACCTGTTCTTGAGCCATTAAACTGATATGTTCTAAAATATTTTTTTGTATTGCTGCCATAACTGCAGGATTATTTCTAACTAAATTAGTAGACATAAAATTTAAGTGTGCAGTTATGTGAGCTCTATGATCCTGACCTGGAAAAGCTTGAAAAGGTTTACCGGCTAATGCATTAATATGTTCCATACTTGGATCCATTGGAGCAGTTGGAGCAGGTGGTGGTAGAACTGCGTCTACATTTTTTACACCAATTGCTTCATACATGTTTCTATATACTTGATACAAGTTATGTATTTGTGGATTTGATGTTGCAAGTTGCAATTGTGTTTGTGCTAAAGTAACTCTTTGAGACATTGAAAATATATTTGGATCTGCAACTGGTATAACATCTATTCTATCATCAAAATCAGATTGTTTAATGTTCCTTGCTCCACCGACCACATCATATGGATACTCTGGTGGTAAATATTGTGAAACTACTTTTGCTAATAATTTAAATTCATCTTTCATAGCTGCATAACATCTTTTATGAATAGCACTCATGACTCTTGAACCACGTTCTAATAATGCAATTGTTGTTCCTACAGCTGCTGCTTGATTACCGTCGCCCACTTGCATATCAGCAATAGCAGCGAACCTTTGACCAGCAGATACAACCACACCTAATAAATTTAATAATGTTTGAGATGGTTCTTTGTAAGGTAATGGAAAGAATGCATCTCTTAAACTACCACCTGGTGCATCTACATCTTTAAACTCACCTGGTTGTATTGGTGATGCTTCATCTCTTACCCTAACACCTCGCTGCTTAAATCCTGCAGGTAAGTTTGACAATGTTCCTGCATCTAGGAGTTGACGGAGAGCAGACGTTGCTGTTCTGCTCAATCCGCCAATCATATGAATTAATCCAAAGCCATAAAATCCAAGTCCTGGCAGAAATTTAAAATGTACAAAATATTGAATTTTATTTTTCTTTAGATCGTTGGGTGCATAGTTTCGCCTTATAGCGAGTACTGCTCGGCTACCTTCTTCAACTGTTACGATGTAAGGTAATTTTATTCCTGTTGGTTGTCCACCCTCTCCTATTTCTTCAAAACCTTCTAAGTCTAAGTTTACATGACACTCTAACAAGGTGTACATAGTTTCTTGTTTACCAACTTTCTTAGTTCCGTCTAATTCTCTCTCTTTTTTTTCAACTGAATTTTGTTCAACATTAGCAGGTGGTGATAACTCTATATCAGAATAAAAACCATTTACTTGTTGTTTTCTTAATTCATTTTCTGAAATTTTAACAACGTGTATGACAGCCTCTGCATCTTCAATACTAGTTGCAGTATAAGGAACCACTAATTCATCGGCAGGCACGAATTTAGAAACAACTCTTCCCATTGGCACATCATAGTAAACTTTTTTAAATGTAGATCCTGCAAGTGGTAAATGAAACAACATAGAATCAAACTCTTCTTCATATTCTTTCATTTGATCCATAATTAAATAATTCATGTAATCTTTAACACGTTGTGATTGTTGTTCTGTCTGTGGTGTTTTAACTCCTATAATCTGAGTTCTAACAGGTCCATCACTTGGTAATAATTCTTTGTAAGCTTGGGCTTGAAACTGTGTGACAGCTTCTGCTAACACTGGATGTGTTGCACCAGATGCACCTTGAAATGGTTCTGTTCTATTTTCGTATTTAAATCCTAATAAATCTAAACCTTGTGTATAAGATTGTTCCCAATCTTTTCTTGAAGATTTATAATCCATAAAATTTTGAACCATATCACTGCCAATAGGATCTAAAACATCATCTGGTAATAAATCTGCTAAATTATCAAAATGTGATTCTGTTCCAGGTATGTTTATTGCACCCGGTTCAAAATCTAATGTTACACCTCCATCCTCTTCAGGTATAACCTCAATAGGTTTTTTCTCAGCTTGAGCTTCAGCTTCTTGTAATGCTACTTCCTTTATTTCTTCCTCTGATGGAATATCAAGTTTTGTTTTTGTATTTGGAAGCGACTTGTCTATTTCTGCCATTTAATTTCTCCAGTTTGATCGTTTTAACTTGTTTTAAAGGAACATTCAACCCTTGAGGGTGGGGTCCTCGTAATGGGGGTATGGTTCTTGTGAGCTTCTTGATCATTACTCACCTAATAACTTAGCAAGTCCACCCTTGGCAGCTTCAACTGGTTGTTGCCTTCTCATATACTGCCTAAATGATTCTAACAATCTTCTTCTCCCCATCTCTTTTTCCATTTGTTGATTTTGTTTCATAAATTCTAAAAAGTCTTCATATGTGGCACTATCCATAATCCCACCATCTTGCATACCCTCTCTTCTCATTTCTTCTAAAACTAACATAATAGCTGATAGTTCTGACATATTGCCTAAATTTTCGAAAACTCTTTTTTCAAACATTTTCTTTTTGGATGGGCTAAAATTTTTTGAATATTTATCTGTTAACGCAGACATTAGTAATAAATCCTTTTTGGTTTTGGTTCTTTTTGATCAACATAATCTTCAGGGTGGTCGATCAATCCACCTTGTCTAAATCTCATAATTGCTTGAGTTGTACTATCAACCAAATCATCATGATCGCCATATGGAAATGCTGCACACTCCTCTATGACTTCCTCAGCAAATTTCTGCTCAGGAGCCCATATCATACCACTTTCAAATAAAGGTGCAACTGCATTTACACGAGCATGCTTATCATTGCCTTTGGATGGTGAAAAATTTACGACGGGTATATTCATCTTTCTAAGTTCATAGGTTAGTGGTAATCCTGATGCTTTCGCCTCTACAATAACTGTTTCAGGTTTCCAATAATCATATTGATCTAGGGCTAACCTTCTTAGTTCAGGGAACTCGTATCTACCTTTGATGGCATCGAGCAGTATAAGATTAGCCCCTTCATCCTCACTAGGATACCAAATACCCCAAGTGGTGATAGCGGAATAATCTGCAGTTTCTTTTTTAAGAAATGCAGTATCATAAGATTGTATGACATGTTGTAGTTGTGGAATATTTTCTGATGTGTAGGTTCTCCACCACTCACGTTTCAATATAGCACCTTCTTCTGCTGTTGGGTTCTGCATCCATTGAGCATTCCATTTTGCAACAGGTAGGGTTGCTTTTACTTTTTCTAATTCATCTTGTTTCCAATATTCAGGCCAAACTGGTCCGTGCTCCATGATTGCTGGAAATTCGACAACGTGCCATTGATCAGCTTTAGCTTCTGTTTGATTTTTAACAAGCATACCGGTTAAGTCTTTTGTAGACCATCTAGTCATAACTAAAACTATTTTACCACCTGGTTGCATCCTTTGCCGTGGTCCTGATGTATACCATTCGTAGGCTCCTTCTAAAGCGACCTTGGACATTGCATCTTGTTCTGAGTGTGGGTCGTCAATTATTAATAAATCTGCACCACGTCCAGTGATTGCACCACCAACACCAGCTGCAAAGTATTCACCACCTTGTGATGTCTCCCAACGTCCTGCTGCTTTAGAATCTTCTTGAAGTGTCGTCTTGAAAATTTTTGCGTAATCTTCACTATCAATTAAATTTTTAGCTTTACGACCAAATCTTATTGCGAGTTCTCCTGTGTGAGTAGCCTGTATGATCTTGAGCTTTGGATCACGACCCACCATCCAAGCAGGGAGGAGATAAGATGCAAACTCTGACTTTGTGTGCCTTGGTGGCATATTAATTATTAGTCGTGTTATCTCACCAGTTGCAAGTTTGTTAAATTTATCAGCTATGTGTCTATGATGAGAGCCTTCAATAAAATCTGGCCACACACATTTTACAAAAGACAGAAAGTCATTTTTGGCTTTGTTTTGTATTTTTTTTTCTGCATGCATAACCTGCAATCTTTTAAAAGTTTTTCGTACATCTGCAGGTAGTTTACTTATGTCAACGTTATTCAAATCCATATAAATTTTTGAAAAATTTTTTTCCAAACCAATAAAAATTTTGAAAAATTTTTTCAGGGTTACTATACCTATTGAAAACGATTTTACCAACCATAACAGTGTAAGTCTTGCACAAGTGCACAATATAAGTAACTTTTTTCGTGAAAAAGGGGGGGTCGGTAAAGTAAATATTTTAGATTTTAACCTTTGTTTAGGATCCCTTGGCCATGTTCCACGGATCAAGAACCTTAATTTATTACTAACGATAATTTATTCCTATCAATAGGAATAACTATAACGATCCAAGAACCTTGGAAATTTTTCCAAAGCCCTCGGCAACTGGATCAAGTTTATAGCCAATGGTTGAAAGCTCCCGGATCATTGACCCCTCAAAAAGTTTCACGGATCTCGAACCTTGCCCCCTAACACAGATAAAACTATTTTTAGGATGTTTAAAATGGAAGGCTATTTGGTGAGGTGAAAACGTAACCTTGTTACCTCTCGCAACT